TAAATCATATATGAAAAAGCAGTATGTTATAGCACGTTATTTTCGAGGTTGGCACGTGGAAACAATGTGCCAACCTACAACAAAGAGGGATGCTGATAAACGATGTGCTAAACTACAAAAAGAAGCGTCCCCATTGACTGAATACAAGGTGCTCGAAATTGCCACTACGGATAAAAAAGTGACTTACATTTAACGTATAACAAATGGGAAAAAGAACAATGCAAATAGATGTAATAGGTCCAGTGGAAAGTACTGGATTTATGAAATGCAAATTGTATGCCGATGGGCGTGTATGTGTATTCTACATGACGGAGTCTAACTATAAAGCCTTGATGTATGATAAAATATTTATTCGTGATGGTCAAACTATTGATTCAACAGGAGTTATAAATACGACCAACACTTTTATTGAAGAAGATTTATGAATGTTTGAAGAATACCGGCTTTGGGATTTAACTTCGGGTGTTCCTGAATTATTTCTCTAAATTCAAAGGGAAACAAAATTATACGATTAAGCAGCTAATAGGTGATTAACGTTTATATGTAGAGTAATTATGACAGAAGATAATCTTGCACTCGATATCCCTATCGAGATCTTATTCAAATACCTGCTCAAAGATTATCACAGAGAGCAGCAGCGTACCCTGTATCTGGAGGGGCAAATCAAAAGTGTGCTGAAGCGGAATGCTTACCTGGAACAGGAAATCGGTAAGGTGAAACAGCGGCTACTGAAGAAGATAGAAAGGAGTGAAAAACAAATAGATTATACGCAAGAAATCAGCCGGCTACACCAGGCTGTTTCCTGTCGGAACAATACCATTGAGCAACTCAGAAATGAGAATGCCCGGCTGAAAAACGAACTCGATACGTATATACTGTTTCTTGGCAAAATTTAAGTCCTATCACTTAATCCTAAAAACAGTGTAATTCGTAGCGGCAACATATAAAACTCTTATGTACTTTACTAAAGATGATATAAAACGGATCAAGGAAGCTTCCAAAGGGAAGCTTCTTGATGTTATCGGTGACTTTCACGAACTACGGAAACGGGGTGCCGAATATAAGTGCGAATGCCCCAAATGCCACGGACAGGAGAAGCTACATATTTCTCCGGTCAAACACTTATTCAAATGCTTCAGCTGTCCGGATATAAAGGGCAAAGAACCGCTGGACTATTTGCAGAGGGCGGAAGATATGCAATTTTTGGAAGCCCTCGACCACCTGGCACGCAAATTTAATGTACTACTTGATCCCAAACCGGAGAAAAAGCCAGCCAAGCCTGCTAAAATGAAGAAACAAAGCAAGGACTCCAAGGGAGAAAGTATTGATACATTCTGCGCCCGTATGCTTGCCGGTAGCGGACTGACCTATCAGGATGTAACGGCACATATCTTCAAAAAAGGAGATACACAGAGTATTTTTGAGGCAAAAACTTTCCGTTCGGGAACCATTGACGAATACGGCAATATCGTTGATGGAGATGATGTCATCATCGAATATTACGATTTGGACGGTATGCCGGTTACCTATATGCGCAAATTACCGGGGCGTGGTAAATTGGAGCCTAAAGTGTATTACCGTGTACGGTGGCAATTTCCGGATGAACACAGGGACAAGGAAGGAAAGCCGTTCAAATACAAGTCTCCTGCCGGTAGTGGTACGCCTATATATATTCCGGAACGCATGAGGCAGATGTATAAAAAGAAAGAGCAGTTTCCGAGACTCTACATCCAGGAAGGGGAAAAGAAGGCGGAGAAGGCTTGCAAACACGGCATTCCCTCAATAGCAGTTAGCGGTATTCAGAACCTGGGACAGAAAGGGGCATTGCCGGAAGATCTCGTCAAGATTATCACCGCCTGCGGGGTTAAGGAAGTGGCCTTCATCTTTGATTCAGACTGGAATGATCTGTCCAACAATATAAAGTTTAATACTCCTGTTGATACACGCCCCCGGTGTTTTTTCTCTGCCGCCCGAAATTTCAAAGAATACATGCGGATGCTGAAGAACCGCGGTATCATGGTGGAAATATTCATTGGCCACATTAATAAGAATGATGAAGGTGACAAGGGACTGGATGATCTGCTGGCAAACAAACTGAGCGGCCATGAAGAAGAACTTGCCCAAGATCTGGAATTTGCATGCAATGAGAAATCCGGAACAGGCAGATATGTAGAAGTGTTTAAAATCACTACATGGAATGATCAAAAGCTACGCGAATTATGGAATTTGCACAGTCACGAAAAATTCGCTGAGCAACACCGCGAAGTTTTACAGGAGCTTCCGGAGTTCATCTTTGGCCGGTATGCCTGGAAATTTGACGAAAGCGGCAGGTTGGTATCTGCCCTACCCTATGATGAAGATGAAAAATTCTGGAATGAAGACTATAAGGAAACGAACGGCAACAGAATACCGGTGTTTGAATACGATTATGTGGCCGCCAAAACCTTTTTTCAAAACCGGGGGATTGGGCGATATCGTTTGCTCGATACCAAATTATGGACGTATATTCATCTAGATCCGCCAGTAGTGCATACTATTGACGTAGAAGATGCACGCGATTTCATGTTCGCCTTTGCCGAACAGAATTGCAGCCGTTTCGTCAATAATCAGTTACTCAAAGGAGGCTCGCAATATGTCGGACCATTCCAGATGTCAAGGCTTGCTTTTATCCAACCCAATTTTATATCCCCATCCCGTGATGAACAATACTTCTATTTCCGTGACCGCTGCTGGCATATAACCCAGCATGAAGTCAAAGAAGTGGGCTACGAAAGTATTACTCACCAGATATGGGAAGAACAGCGGAAAAACACCGATGCCAAATACCTCGGCCATCCCCTCATTGTCTTCAGAGAAAAAGACGGCAAATATGATTATGAACTCTCTCCGGAAGGAAAGAAATGTCATTATCTGCAATTCCTGATCAATACCAGTAATTTTACCTGGAGAAAAAAGCCAGAAGAGATTGAAGAAGGCGAACTTTATGAAAACAACCTCCACTTGCTCAGTAAAATGTGCGCTATTGGCTATATGCTGATGGAGTGCAAGGACGCGAACGTGACACGTGCCGTTATCGGCATGGACGGCAAGCAGTCGGAAGTGGGCGACAGTAACGGCCGTAGCGGTAAATCGCTTGTTGGCGAATTAATGCGCCAGGTAGTCGATACAGTCTATATATCCGGAAAACGGACGGATATCTTCAATGACAGTTTTATTTGGAATGACATTGATGAACAAACCCGTCTGGTGTTTATTGATGATGTCATGCAGAATTTCAATTTTGAGTTTCTGTTTCCTAACCTTACCGGTGACTGGACTGTAAACAAGAAGGGAGGCGCGCGTATCACCTATCCTTTCGCAAAGTCTCCTAAAGTATATATTCCAACGAACCATGCTATCCGTGGTACGGGTTCCAGTTATACCGACCGGCAATGGCTGATAGCCTTCTCCGATTTCTATAACGACCAGCATAAGCCTATGGATGATTTCGGGGTGTTATTCTTTTCCGAATGGGACTTCACGCAGTGGAACCTGACTTGGAACATGTTGGCCAACTGCATACAGCTTTACTTGAAATTTGGAGTTGTACAGGCACCGGGCGAACGCTTGCAGCAACGTAAGCTCAGACAGGAAATTGGCGAAACTCTTATATCCTGGGCGGATGAATATTTTAGCAGCGAAGAAAACCATCGCCGTACTCCCCGTAAGGAGATTTACGACAATTTCTGTAACTACGATCCGCAGCAACGCAAGTTTATCAGTGCTACGGCATTTAAAGACAAACTGAAGAAATATTGCGAATGGAAAGGCTGGGTATTCAATCCGCATAAGTATGACACAAAAAGCGGTTTACCCCTCTTCCTGGATAAAGACGGAAAGCCGGTTATAGATGACAAATCCGGAGGAATTGAATACTTTACCATAGGAAAAGCAGCTGGTGAACTGGCACCGCAGAGTGATCTTCCTGAAGCATCAACTAATAAGCTTGCATTCTGATGAACGATACACATTCCGATATTATGGCCCAGCTTATGCCTCTCTACGAGATGGCACCTGAGCGTTTCATGGCGTTCTATGATGCAGTATATCTGATGTGTATTGACTTGCCGGAAGGTGAACAGTTCCGTATTTCAGACCGTTGTCAGGAAAAAGACCTGAAGCTGTTTCAGGATATCGTGAAAATACTCATTGCGGAACAGCCATACGATGTGCATACAGGACAGTTGGAGTTGTCGGATGATATGGAGTACGTGAGACGGACAACGGGCTTTAGCCCCTCTGTAAATCGCTTCACTCCGAGACGGGGAAAGGAGTAGATTATGCCAATTTACTACGATGTAAAGATACATATTTTCAATGAATTATGCAAGAAATCATGCTAAAAAAAGAGCATAAAATATTGGTGGTCGTTTCACCGGATCCGGTCGAACGCAAGCAGCTGTTGAGTCGTCTGGTAGTACGGCTTGGCTTTGCCCGCATTCCTTCAGATGCGACAAAAATCATATCGAATGATATCTTCAGTATAGACCTGGCAACGGCCTATTTCGTTTTCTGTAGCAATTATAATTTTCGTGGGGCTGTACTCACTAACCAACGTTTATATGAAATGGCCGCACGGGGCCTGTGTGTAGTTGTAGGAGTCCGTTCAATTCCCCGTGAGTACGAGTTCATTTGCAGAGTATTCTATCCGGAGGACCTTCCATAGCAGAAGTATTCTTTTGATGATTACCGGTCATTCCGAGAAAACATAACACGGAGTATTCTTAAAAGTACATATTGAGTGTTTGCCTGCATCCGGCGGTACGTGAGTACAGTCGGATGCTATCTTTTCTTTCTTTTGCCCCTTCCCCCTTTCCCCCAACCCATTACAACAACGATTTGGACAAACGTGCATGAGCGACAGTCGTGGGAACTGCCGGAGGGGGTATATTATTCTTTTTTTTATTCTTCTTTTAAAAAGAGACTACCTTAAAAAACAGAAAAAAAATCGTGCATTCGTGCAGAAGTACTGTTGTTTTCTTATATCAATTTGATATGCAACAAATTACAGGCGCACAAAATCCGCACGAATTGCGCACAAATAGCGCACGAATTGTACTTTTTCGGGAAAAAGGCCGAAAAGTACGCAAACGGAAGAATTAGTGCGGGAATGTACGATTTTTGTGCGGGCGTAATCTATTGATATACAGGTATGTATAAATGTGCGCATGTACAAAAGTACTGCCGCACGATTTTTATACTATATCTGTGCGAGGGCTTGGTTATGTTCTCGGTATTTAGTATATTTGTGTAAAAATCAACACTTTAAATGATAAAGAAAGACCGATTTGTCTGTTGGCTGCCTTGCAAACCGTATGTCAGGCAGTTCCTCCTACATAATTTCAATGCTCCTGATGATACCTGGACTGAAATCGTTAACCTGTCTTCCGACAAGGAGTTGCAGAACGATTTCCTTTCCCGGCTGTCCAAACCCGGACGCTACGAAAACAAATACCGTAACCTCTACCGTTATACGGCCAGTGTAGCGGTGGAGATACGCCGTGATGACTTCTACCGTTATGGCTGGTCGATGTCAAATACCGAAGTGGTGGCATTCGGTACCAAGATTGAACGGCGGATCAAACAGATATTGTTCCTCTATCTTGATACGCACGTGAGTATGGGGCTTCCGCTATCAGCCGCCATCCGTAATTTCCAGACGAAGTTCGGATTTACTGAAGACACCTGGTCTTATGACACCATCCGCAGGGAGTATAATCGACACGGATATCGGAAGACAGTGGAGAATACAACGATTTTTGATTTTATTAACCGTATTATATTGGGGAAGTTGTCCGAGTTTGGGACAATTTCCCAGCAAGGAAGATTAGCGTATGAAAGTGATAAACTATGATTTTGAAAACATCGGAGGACTGTTGCAGGTGATTGCCGTTTCCCCGACCTCGTTTTTGCGGATCCGTAAGGATTACAATGCCGGTCTGAACTACCTGGAGCTTCGCGACCGGGAGAATATTATTTCCATTCCGGTGTATGCCAATGATACCTATGTATATAATGAGGACAAGGAGGTGAATGATGCGGGGGATTGCTGGAATGTTTCCATTGAAGGGGTGATTCCGAAACTTTCCTCAGTGAATCATCAGTTAATGGAGACTCTGGAGCGTGGCTTGTGGTATGTATTGGCGGTGGACGGCAACGGCCAGGTCCATTGGTGCGGGCAAGAAGACGCATTAATGTTGTTTGCCACGAACAAAACAAGCGGGCGTTCGGTTTCAGAACGGAACGGCACGTCTTTTACATTCACCTGTATCCAGGATGAACCCACCATCTTCATTGAAAATATAGAAGAAATATAGCTGCATGACTTCTGCTGTTTATGTGTAACAGGCTTTAAATTATAGATTTATCTGCCGTCTGGCGGTGCCCTGTGTCCTTGGGCACCGTTTTTTTTGCGCTTTTCTTTGCGCAAAAAAGTTATATGAACGAGACAGTTATCACATTATTCGGCAGTATTGACCGGTATTGTTACAACAAAAATTATCTGAAGTACTATTTAGATAAGGCAAAAGGCCAACCCGTCCGCCTGAAAGTCTCAAGCTTTGGCGGTGATGTGGCCGAAGCGGTCGCCATGGCAAACCTTATGGCTGAGCATGGCAATGTGACGGTGGAATTTATCAGCTTCAATGCTTCGGCGGCTACCATACTGGCGTTCGGTGGCAAGTCCATTGAGATGCATGAGGACGGTATGTGGCTGGCGCATAAGTGCAGCCTGGGCGTGGACATTTGGGGACAGCTTAATGCTGATCAGCTCGAAGACACCATTAAAGAACTACAAAACAAGAAGAAGAGTGCCGAGGCGATTGACTTGATGATTGCACAGAAGTACATCAACCGCAGCGGCAAGAGTCTGAAGGACGTTATCACCCTTATGGAAGAAGAACGCTGGATGCCTGCCGCTGAAGTCCAGGAATGGGGCTTCATAGACAGGATCATTCCCGGTGTGCATAAAAAGCCTCAGGTGACCAATGAAATAACCGACTGCTTTACTGCCATCGGTTTACCGTTACCGGTACTCAATGCTTCCGAATCGGAAACGCAACCCAAAGGCAATGACAGAAACCTTGTTTCTCAAATCATTGACGGTATCAAAAGCCTGTTTCCTGCCAATAATACCTCTGAAGACATTTCTAATTCAAATACAGTTATTTCCATGCGTAAAGAATTTACTTTCATTAATCAGATCCTCAATTGTGAAGGCATTGAGGAAAAAGACGGTAAGATATCGCTTACCGTAGAGAACTTGCAGGCCATCAATAACGCCATCAAGGTAGCCAATGAAGCGAAAACCAAAGCTGAAAGCGATTTGACAGCCGCCAATACAGCCAGACAGACGGCTGAAAACAATCTGACGGCAGTTGTCAACGACCTCGATAGCCTGAGCGATAGCGTCAGGAATGCGGCCGACAACAAGACTAAGGTACAGGTTATCCGCAATATCGTGGCCAAGATTCCCGGAACGGCAACCGCCAGTCATCAGGAATCGAACGAGGACAGCAAGTTTGCCGATATCGCTACGGATCCGATCAACAGTTATGAGAATGAATAACATCTAAACTATTCTATTTATGGATTTTAAAGCACCTATTGACATTACCACGGTTCTGACCGCGGTAAAAAAACACAGAGACATCCTGAAGGCGGTCGATAAGCTCGACGCTTCGGAGGTATTGAAACATTTCACTCCGGTACCGGGTATTACCGATTCCCTTGAATTGGGCAAGGTAGAAGGCGGCAGCATCTCCAGCAAGTACACCGGCAAGTTTACAGCCGGCAAGTATCTGGGTAAGATTGTTCCGCGTCGTCTGGTCGTTCGTCCCGTCGTGATGGAGATGTCCGATGAGCCGGAACGTTACCGCCGCACCTACATTGCTGAGGTACCCGGTACGCTCCGCAAAGAACATCCCTTCGAGTTGTGGCTGATCAACCACGGCCATGAACTGGCATCCAATGATTTGCTGTTTGCTATTTTCACAGCGAAATACAGCGCTGATGAGAACAAGACGGACATTCAGGACTCTTTCGATGGTATCGGTACCATTGTTACCGAAGGCGAGGCAGTCGGAGATATCTCCAGTGCTGAAGGCAACGTATATGCCACCGGTGAGCTGACTCGTGCCAACATTGGCGAAAAGTTGCTGGAGATGTGGCGCCACATGCCGCGTACCTTCAAGCGCAAGAAGAACATCAAGATGTTCATTTCCGATGATTTGGGCGACATGTACGATGACTGGCGCAAAGATGAAGGTACTATCGTTATCGGATTAAAAGAAGATACTTCCGATACACAACACCTGCTCGGTTCCAACAACCGTTGTGAGCTGGTACGTGTTCCAAATCTTCCCGATGGTAGCCAGTTTATCATGCTGAGTACTAAAAATAACATTTGCTACGGATTTGACAAAGAGAGCGATTTCAAGTCTATCAAGCCGTTCAATTCCGGCAATCCTTATACGTTCGATGCTGCGGGCAAGTACGTGATTGGCTTCCAGTTCGTATCGGTGCATAAATCGGAGTTCTGCGTCAATGACCGTCCAGTGGATCCTGAAGGAACCAATCCATTCGGATATATCGAGGTCACAATTGCACCGGATGAAGCGAAGGCCAACGGTGGCAAATGGCGCATTCAGGGTGAAGAGGCTTGGCGTGATTCCGGTACGTATGTAGCGGTTCCCGGTGGTAAGGAATATACCGTCGAGTTCCAGGAGGCCGCCGGATATACCACTCCTGCCGTGCAGAAGAAAACTCCTGCTGCGGGTGCAGTAGAGAAAGTGACGGGTACATACGTTGTTAAATCTGAATAAATCCTGTGACTATGGCAGAAGTAGATCCTAAATTATGTATTGCCCTTGATGATATCAACGAGGCAATGGACTGCGAGAACCAGGATAATATGGGCGGTATCATACCGTCCGTTATCTTCGGTTATCATGCAGATGTGGCGACATGGCCGGACTACCCGAAAAAGACGGATGATCCGCTTTCACTGGAGGCAGCCGGTGCACTGGTCGGTGATCTTGTTATGAAAGAAGGTTGCCGGGCCTATAAGATGGATATCACTGACGAACTGGCTGAGTTCAAGATTACGGATCAGGGAGAAACCGGTGGTGAATCGTTCCTGATGGACTTGAATATCATTTCGGCCAAGATGCGGAAAAAGATATTCGGCTTTGAGAATGCGACCAAAGGCCGCAAGATGTTCTTCATCGTGACCGACAACAATGGCACGAATTACCTGATGGGTGACAAGCGGCGTGGTGCCATGCGTGCCTCCGGAGACGGTTCTACCACCGGGGCAAACTCTACCGCGCGTAATCAGAATACACTTCATTATACTTTCACCGCACCGCGTAAATGTGTGTATGAAGGTGATGCGGAAGACATTCTCACTGTAAAGAACGCACCTGGAGGTTGATTTTTGTTTCTTCGTTTGGTTAGTTGCTTGTTTATGTCCGTCTCCGGAGTTTTTCCGGAAGGCGGACATTTTGTTTTGTCCTATCACAGCAATAAAATTCGCAACACCTTTGTATAACGTTAATATCAAGAATCATGGCTGAAATTACAAATGCTTATATCGTAGCCCGCAGAGAAGGTATCGCCTGGCTGAACTCTGCTAAGAGAGAATACAATACTGGTGTGGCTATCCTTGCTAAATCAGGTTACAAGACAATCGTATCATCCAAACTGGCTAAATTAGGCGAAAAGCCACATACCCGCGAGAAGCTGGAATACGAGATCCGGCAAATGATTAAAGTCTGGTATCATCCGGATGATCCGCGCTTTGAGGATGTGGACCTGGCGGATGATGCGGTGCCCGGTAATGATGGACGTTCCGAGACTGTTCCGGAAGCAACGGCGGCGGCCATCGTTACCATTGCGGAAAAAGAACTGGCACGTGAAACGGATGAACAGCCCGCTTATCCGCCTGTTATTGCCAAAATTATCTATGATTTCCGGGATTGCTATAATGAACGTTCACGGCTGCACCGGTTACTTGCCGAACAGGGTGAGAGCAATACAGCGGCTGTATGTTCACAGCGCAAGGATATTGTTACCCGTATAGCCTCTCTCTCCAATCGTATGACATTGCTGGCTGCCATCAAACAGCAATATGAGCAGAACAAGGAGTTGCCGACTAATGAGCAGCTGGACGAGCTTTATAAAAAAGTGGATGCTGCTGAAGAAAAGCCGGAAAAGGAAGATGAACAGACCGATATCAGTTCCCTTTCCGTCGAAGAACTGAAGAAAGCGAAATCCAATGCCAAGAGTAAGATTACCAAGGCAAAAAACATGTTGCTGTATTCTTCAGAGAGCAAGCCTAAAGACGGCAAGGAAAACCCGCTTCCGGACTGCCCCAAACGTGTGAGATACGAGAAGAAGGTGGCTGATCAGGAGGCACTGGTGGAGAAAATAGAGTATAGACTGGCCGAGCTGCAATAATGTTGGTATGTTGCAGCGATATGAATGAGATGCCGGCGGAGAGAATGAAGGACAATGCGCTCCCTCTCCGCCAAACGGATGTGGCAGCCTCCGACCATGATCGGGTTTCGGAGAAGCTGCTGCATCCGGACGCTATGGGAGTGCTGGTTCCCGGCAGGGATAAGCATTTCTATTCTTCCGGAGCATTTAACCTGATCCAGTTGATTTTATATATTTTGAAACAGACCGGTCCGGCACACCTGTTCTTGACTACTTACTCAATCTCGATGGATAGTATCAACACCCTTCGTCGTAAGGTTGAGACCGGTGAGTTGCTATCGGTACGGTTCCTGATCGATAACCGTGTACGAAGCATCTCGCCCAAACCGTTCGATTATCTGGTGACTACATTTCCAGACTGTTACCGTTGCCTGGCATTGCATGCGAAGGTGGCGTTGCTGTATAATGAAGACTGGAACATCACCGTAGTAGGCAGTCAGAACGCCACACATAACCCGAAGTTGGAACGTGGAATCATCCATACCGGCAGAGATATTTTTGACTTTGATTTTAAAATGCTGAATGATGAGTTTGACGCAGGAACAACGTGAAGAAATTGAGAAAATGGCGTACCGCCTTATCCCTCCGGGAATGATCGCAATCAATATCGGTGTGGATGAGACGGATTTTCTTGCAGAGCTCCGTACTCCGGGCACTGAAGTCCGGACGGCTTTTTATCGTGGGCATCTCAGCCAAATGGTTGAAGTACGGGAGGCTATCATCAAGTCCGCCATCAACGGCAGCAATCCGGCACAACAGGAACTGATCAAGTTCTTTAAATCGCAACAGCAGTATCTTGAGTATGAGTAACAGCTTGACAACATCCAAAAGCAAGGCCGCATTGGAGGAACAGTCATACGACCTTATACAGCAGCACATCATTGACCCGGAGAACAGCCCGTTGCCGGAGCATCTTCGGGTGCAGTGCAACCGGGTATTGCAGATAGCCCGTTTGCTGGATGATTATCCCAATGAGAGCCATATCATCAACATCATGCTGGCGAAATACCGGATTTCACGTACACAGGTGCGTAAGGATATCGCCCTGGCAAAAGAACTGTTCAAGACACAGCACCAGTTTGACTGGGATTTCTGGTTCGCCTGGATGATCAAGGACCAGATTCAGCTTATCCGGGACTGTAAGCTCAGGGGTGATCTGAAGAACTGGAACAACGCCAAGAAGGTGCTGCATCAGATGATTGGCGAACGTCCGGCTTCGGTTGAGGATCCGCGACGCATGGAGAAGAATGTGATTAATATCCAGATAAACAATATGGGTAAAATGGTGAACATTCCGCTGGATGCCATCCGCAATCTTTCTCAGGAAGAGCAGAAAGTCCTTGTGGATTCCATGTACACGCCTATTGACGATGTGCAGGCAGAAGAAATAATGAACTCATAAATATAACAGCCTTGTGCGGGCTTTGTAAAACCCATATACGATAAGGAAAGGAGCTAATATGCCAATAAGTAAAATTTACAACTACGACAGGATGGAGTTCTTATCTAAGTTCCCTGACAAGTTCTTTGATCTTGTAATTGATGATCCTCCCTATGGAATTGGAGAAGATGGTTCAAAGAATAATTCCCGAAATAAAATAGCTATAGCAAAGTCATATGTTGCTTATTCAGGAAATGACGCTGACTCACCTTCGCAAGAATATTTCCAAGAGCTTATTAGGGTTTCAAAGAATCAAATTGTTTGGGGAGCAAACCACTTTATAAGCCGAATCCCGATTGATAGCCATTGTTGGATAGTTTGGGACAAGGATAATGGAGCAAGTGATTTTGCAGATTGTGAACTTGCTTGGACATCATTCCAAACGGCTGTTAGAAAATTCAAATACAGATGGAATGGAATGTGGCAGGAAAATATGAAGCATAAAGAAAAACGTATTCATCCTAACCAGAAACCTGTGGCTTTGTATGGTTGGTTACTCAACAATTATGCAAAATTGGGTTATAAGATTGGAAGTCCTCACATGGGTAGTCAAAGTGATAGAATTGCAGCGTATAAGCTCGGCTTTGATTTTTGGGGCTGTGATATAGATGAACACTACTTCAAAGCTGGAGATGAAAGATTTCGCTCCGAATGCTTTGGAGAAACTAAAACGAGTAAAGGAATATTACTTCAGCCAAGTTTATTTGGCGTATAACAATAAAATCATGAAGAAACTGACAAACAAACGCTTGATCTCTTATCTGGTTGACCACAAACATATTGATATGGTATCGGTCAGCAAGACACAAATTGTTTGCACCGTATCCGCCAAGTTTAAGCCGGATGAAGTGAAAAAACTATTAGACGATACAGGGCAGCCGATGCCCCGTATGACTTCTTCCGAAGGTGTGAATTACATTGTTTTCCCACGTTATTGATACGGCAGGACAATGGACGAAAACGTTTGGGAAGAGGTCATACAGGTCAATCCGGCACAGGCGGCATTCCTGGTAATGCCGTACAAGAACGGGTATGTCATCTATTCACGTGCAACGGGTAAATCATTCATTACCGGTGCCGTGATAGATGACAATATCCGGCTGATGCCTCGTGGTATTACCACGCTCACGCAGGCTACCATTGGTCAGGCGCTCACCAAGACGCTGCCCTCAGCCTTCAAGATGCTGGAGATGCTCGGTTACAAACAATGGGATCCGGTCAGCAAGACCGGGGATTATGTGGTGTGCCGCAGGCCCATTGAGGGATGGTACAAGCCTTACGAGCACATCATGTCGTTTGAGTATGGTATCAGCTTCAGTAACGGGCACATGCTTTATATACTTACCCAGGGCGGTAACAGCCGCGGTCCGAACGCGGATTACAACATCACCGACGAAGCGTTGACGCTCGATAAGGAGAAGTTTGACCAGGAGGCGGCACCGACCAACCGTGGTAATGAACACATCTTTGGCCGCAAGTCCGAGAATCCGGTTCTGAAGCATCACGGCAACACGTTCCTTTCCTCCATGCCCTATACACCTGAACAGAAGTGGTTGCTTGAACCGGCCAAGTATTATGAAGAAGAACGCGGCATCCGGCTGTTTGATGTCTGGAATAAGATTGTGCGGTTACAGATGCAGCTCATTGATGCAAGGATTGCGAATGATGCGGGACTCTTCAAGGAGATCTGGAATGAAACCGTCCGTCTCCGTCAGAGCATCACGCCGTTCGTTTCACGTGATGGCACGCTCTTTATCCTTGGCTCGATCTTCGACAATATAGCCAATGTAGGTATGAACTATATCCTGAACCAGTATAAGGTGATGGATAAGCTTTCCTTCATGATCGAGATCCTGAATTTCATGGTGGATAAGATTGATAGCTGCTATTACCAACTGGATGAACGGCATGTGTATTACAATGCGACCAATGACGACTATATACGTGACTTTGCCGAAGATCATAACTACAACTGGCAGCAGCTTGCCAATAACGATGACAGCCGGCGTGACCTGGACTGTACCCCTACGAAGCCGCTGGAACTGACGCCTGACTGGGGTTCTGCCGCCTCGTTCCTTGAAGTGGCACAGGAGCGCAACTATGATTTCGTGACGAAGCTGCTGACCCGTGAGCCGGTGGATAACAATATCAACGAGTTTTTTGTCAAGCGTGATGAAGAAGACGATACGATGGTCAACGCGCTGATGGATAAGTTCTGCCACTATTACCGTAACCATATCAACAAACACCTGCATTATTACCGTGACCGCTACGGGGATGCACGCCGCGCCAACAATAAAAAATCCTATAATGAGCTTGCCATTGAGCGCCTGGAGAAACACGGGTGGACGGTAGAGCAACACACCCATGCGGGCATGGAACCGCCGCAACATGATAAATATCTGTTGTGGGCTTCCGTTTTGGCAGAGAAAGACGAACGTTTTCCGAAGAAGCGTTTCAACGGTTCGAAATGCAAATACACGTTGATCTCCATGAACAACACACGCGTTATTGAAGATCGTGAAGGACGGTTTGCCAAGGATAAGCGCAGCGAACGTAACCAGTCCATCCTTCCGGAAGAGGCAACGCACTTCGGTGATGCGGTCGATAAACGTATATGGACGAAGTACGGGCATTTGCTCAGGCAGGCTTATGGGTTTGTTGATGCGCGTATCTGATTCACTGCACACACATTCACAACAGCAATCGCAATACTTATAGCAAGACTCGCAATGATTGAGGACCGAACGCCGCACAGGAGGACTGGCGGAGGGTGTTTTTTGATGTAAAAATACGTTACTTTTGTCATATTTCCTTACTTTTTGCGACTTCTTTTGCGCCTTTTGTTAGGGCGCGGTAGGAAGAAACTTCCGTTTCTTTTTCCATTCGGATGGAAAACGGGGTGTTGTGTGTTCATTCTCAAGGTAGTAAGATTGTTATAACATTCATTAACAAAGTCCCCGGCGCGCGCAAAATCCGTACTGAAGAAATAGGCAGGCAAATCTATTTCTCCAGTACGGATTTTGCGCTTATAGAGGTAGGAAGCGACGCTTCCTGTGTTTGTTTTTGCACCCATGCAGGTCCCCGGTCTTTTCTGTTTCAAATTCTAAGGTAGGGACCGTAGAGCGGTATAGTTTTCAACTATGTATTTTCAGGCTGTTTCCTTTTCTGATTGTCGCCCTTTATTTCTGTCTCCTATCACTACGCAGTTTCGCTTTTTTGTGCTGCAAAGGTAAATGTTGACGTCACCGGCTCAAGTTCTGGCTGACGTTTCAGAAAAAATCTCCACCCGTTGGGTAGTATTCAAGGCTACGCTTTTCTGAAAAACTTGCTCCTGTTCCTTACAACACCTTTTGATGCAGCGTAAAAAAGGCGAAACATACCGCGTAGCGACAGGCGACGCAGAAAAAAAAAGCTCCAATCAGGGAAACAGCCGATAAAAGGCTCACACCCGGAAGCTCAAGGTTCAACATAAAATTTGCAGCATTATGAAAACATTTACTTACAAACAGGCTATCGAGGTTCTGAATCAGTATTTCAAAGGGTACAGAATTATAAAGAAGTTTGACGGTATCAGGGAGTTAAGCATACTCTTTCAAGATGCAAAGGGTAAAAAGTGGGAACTCCTTTCAACGGGTGACCCCTATTTCCAAACAGTGGAAGATTATGTGATAATTGAGGCATAACATTTTAATACATAGCATTATGACAAAAGTAAGAGATGAAAAGAAAGAGCGTGAAGCACGCTTGCAGAAACGGGAACAGTTAAAGGTATTATCACAGTCTTTGATAGCCCGTAGGAATTTAGGTGAATATATGGGAAACGAAGACGACACTGTAAACGGTCTGTTGCGGTTTCATTACGCTTGTAACGGGTACACCAATCTAAAAACTTTCAAGGAGTGGAAAGAGGCGGGTTACACCGTTCGCAAAGGAGAAAAAGCCTTGCTGATATGGGGAATGCCCGTGACCTCGAAAGCGGAAAAGCAGCGCATTGAGGAATTGAAAAAGCAGGGTAAGGAAGAAGAAGCAAAAGAGGATTTTTTTCCCTTGTGCTACCTTTTTGCAGAAAGCCAGGTACATAAGTAGATAAATAGCTAAACACTATTATATAAATCATTAATTATTAACTTTTTAAATTTTACAAAAATGGAAAATCAAACAGAAAAACAAGTTGAGAGAATCGGTAATGAAGTAGCAAAAGCAGTAGAAGCCATGAAAGAGGCAGGCCAGCAAGGTAAGGAAAAGCGCACCGATGAGCCAAAGCCGGCCGATACGCCCAAAGGTAAGGGCAAAAACTCCAAAAAGGATGAAGCGGCCAAGTTACAGGAAGAAATCGACCGGAAAACTAAGGAGTTAGCGAGATGTTTAGCCGAATTGGAGAGGAAAAAGGAAATATCCCGAAACCGTAGTGCCTTTATTGATGCTATGGATAAGTTGGAGGAAGCAGCGGAGAAGCTGAAAGAGGAAGACACCTTTGAGACAAAGTTCTATAAGCTTCGTTTTTCGGAAGTAGGAAACTACAACAATAGTACGGATGTCTTTAGTATTTCCAACCGCTTTTTGTTGGAGGAGTTTATAAAGTTCATGAGAAAGAAAGTCCAGTTGAAAATTGGAGAATTGGAGCAGCTTTTAATCAGTGAATAATATGGAACATAGCCCGCTTTCGGGCGGGCTATCCTTATACATATAGATGGTATGGAGACTTTATTTGATAGTGCTTGCCGCTACATGAGTGACAGCGAACTGATTTACGAGATAAGCAACAACAGGCAGATAGTTTCAGACGTTGAACGCAACAACGGGGAGATAGACATTGACAGGCTGTTTGCATCCTTGACACCTGGACGTAAGAAAGTAGCCGTGGCAGCGGTGGAGATGTACAAGAGACAGCAGTCTCAACAGGTTGAACGCAGGCTTATACGAATGAGCAAGGATGTATATGATTTGATGCAGCCGTTAATTGGTGATTTGCGGAATGAAGAATTTTGGATTGTGGCAATAAATAATGCATTCCGAATAATCAAGAAAGTACAGGTTTCAGTAGGCGGTATAGACCAGACTTCGGCAGATGTACGGCTGATTATGCAAGTGTTGATAAATGCGGGAGCTTCGCAGTTTGCAGCGGTACACAATCATCCGAGCGGCAACAGCCGACCGAGCAATGAGGACAAGAGGCTGACGGAACAGCTTAAAAAGGCGGCAGCGTTATTCAATATTCGGATGATGGACCACGTAATTATAACGAATGACGGATATTATAGCTTTTGTGATGAAGGGATGATTTGACGGATGGGGTGCGGGCGCACCCATTCCGTTTGCTCGCACGCTCGCAAACGGAATGGGACCCAAAGCGGTATTTTGTTTTATGTTTCCCGTTCCTTCAACCACGGAGGGGCTTTTTTTGTCCTATGAAAGCGGATGGTATGATTTTACCTTTGTGACAAAAAAAGATATGATACGCTTCATTACCAAGTTCGTCCATACCTATGGATATGATTCCCTGAAGGAGTTTTTTCTTTCAGTGGCACCCAGTTTTAAATATAACCTGCAACTGCCGGCTATTTCCTTCAGTGCAATCACTGCGGTAGTCAGTGAATGGATAGGTATTACCCCGCTGCTGGCGATGGCTATGCTGATCGCCATTGTTTCCGAGATGTGGACGGGCATCAAGGCAAGCAAGATACAGGGCATAGGATTTGAATCCTTCCGTTTCTCACGCTGTATCATCAAACTGTGTATATGGCTGACCATCATTTATATCACGCACTCATTCTATCTGGAGAGCAAGGCAGGGGCGGAAGAAAGCTTCATCATGCTGCTGGCTACTCTGTTCTTTTCCATTGTCAAAGTGTTCGTCATGACCTGGTTCTGTGTGGAACACGTGACAAGCATACTGGAGAATCTGGCGGTTATTGACGGCAAACCTAAAGATACGCTGATCAAGCAGGTGGAAATATTGTGGGCTACGGTGACGGACAAATTTAAAAGAAAGGTAGATGAGACGGAACGTTAGTTGCATGTTACTATGTGCGTTTATAGCACTTCTTTCCGGTTGGGTAGGTCACTGGCTGGGTTCCCGCCACCGGAGTATTGTCTACACTCCGGAAACGTTGGTCAGACATGACACGATACGACCTGTCATTCCTGAACCGGAGGTGATTGTCCGTGAGGTACCCGCAGAAGTAGATACGGCGGCTATACTGGCCGATTATTTCTCGGAGAAACATTATCTCGATACGATTATTGAACGCCCATACCTGCGGGTGGAAATGACCGATATCATATCCCGCAATGCGTTGCTTGACCGTACCGTAGTGGTGGATTACCGGCAGCCGGTTATGTACAACAATGCCTTGACATTGGGGCTGGATGCCGGGCGTTACAGCTGTGTATTGTCCGCAGGGTATCGGCGTAGGTCGTGGGAGTTCAGGGCGGGATATGACCTGTACAATAAATCACTGGTGTTGGGGGTATCTAAAGATCTGTGGAGATGGTAGCGAATTTGGTCAATAACACGTATCTGTTTTCCGCCGATATGGAGGATATCCGTATTACGGACGTACACGAAAAACTGGTTTTCAAGATGACGGTTGACGGGCGGGAGGCGCTTTCTGAAGTGTACTATCCGGACAGTGGGAACACAGTTGTCATTTGTGATCCAGGTGATATCATCAACGAGTATTTCGTTCGTCCGGAACTGGGTAGCGGTGATGACCGGATTGCCCTGCCACCCATGACGGTACAACTGTCTCTTTCAGACAGCGAGGCAACCGCTGACTACACGCTGTATGTGTTCCACTCAAGATACCGCGTATCTTTCGAGCCGCTGACCGGCTTCATATTTTATTCCCGCTATAAAATCAAGCATATCCGGCAGAATACGATTGATTACCTTTCCTTCTTCGTGTCTGACAAGACAAAAGTGTATCTGGATATCATCTATCTGGAGTCCGGCAGCAGCGTCAAGAAAACCGTTGAACTGCAACTCTCCGATGCCAACCGGATGATGGCATACAACATGAGTCCGGCCAAGGTGGGTAAACTCGCAGGTCTCAGGGCTGACAATATCCTATCGTATGACGCACGTATCACCGACGGTACGTTGACGGACCTTGTAAGGTATGTCATGGATCGGAAAAGCCACCGTGAAATGCACCAGTTCCTCTATTACAATGTATTCGGGTTGCCGGAATCCATATCATTCTCAGGATTGGTGCAGTATAGTCCGGAACTGGAGGGTGATATCGCGGACATGGTGAAGCTGAAAAGGAGATTCAATCCGTTTTTCAATGATCTGCGCACGGTCAACACCGGGTATTTGGACGAAAACAAGTACAAGGCCCTGATAGACATGCTAACCTCTCCGGTACAGCGATGGTACGACACGCCTTCGTTGCCGATGGAGATCATCATCACAGATATTGACTTTACCCATACGAAAATGGGTAACCAGCGGGTAAACGTGAATCTGACCTTCTGCCCGGCAAGCCGGAAGCATCAGGTATTTGACAGGTACTCGTTTGGTGGCGGTATTTTCGATTATACATTTGACAGGACATTTGAATAAATAATATACAATGGAAACAATACGCAGAAATTTGGCATTGGCCGACATGGATATCCGCAGGGATGAACGCGGGAACCGGCGTGTCTTTTCGATAAAATTCGTCAGCAAGGAGGGTAAGGTTTATTTTATCCCGCAGGCATACGCCTGTGGTGCCGGACGCATGAACATGAAGGAATACCAGCTTCGGGGGGTACAGCCCTGCGACTGCAAGGGTAATCCAGAAGGGCATCCCTATCCCGTGGATATAGACCTGATACTGGAGTATAACAAAATGAAAATCGTATTCTGATGAACATACTGTTTAATTCAAGCGGCATTCCCCTGCTGATGCAGTCCACGTACATATTCGGAGAGACAACCGGGGCACCGCAGAACGAGATGAAGGACCGTGCCCGGATCCTGTCGCCATACGACTTGTCGAATGTCAGCTACATAGATATCGACGGGGTGAAGGTGCGCCCGTGGGGAGATGAGAATGATTTCCCGCAGAAGGCGGCCGAAGAGATCGGAAACACCAGTGTGCTTAATACCGGCTTGAAATTTCTCCGTAACCTGACACTTGGGCAGGGCATTTATCCTTGTACGGTGAACGGTTACGATGATGGCGGTAACGAGATACTGAAGCCGGTTACGGATAGCCGGGTACAAGCTTTTGTCGCTTCCCGGAACGTCCGGCGTTACATGGAGAAGGTACTGCGGGATTACCTGAAGTTCGGTAACGGTGCTGTCCAGTTCGTCCCGTCGGCAGCGGGTAATTCCTTTGCAGGAGTTAATCCGATAAATGCGCTTTATCGGCGCTATTCCGAAGTGGATGAATACGGGGCTTGCAAGTGTATTGTTTCCGGATATTGGCCGCAGCATCCGGGCAAGGGGCAGTACACCAAGTTGGAGGTATTATCTGAATATGATCCGCAGATGCACGCCGAAGTACTGAAGTTTGCCGGGAAGATGAAGAACGGATTCATCCTGCCGGTACGTGACAGCTGGAGCAATGATGACCTTTACGGCATGCCTGTATGGTGGCCGGCATACGTTTGCGGATGGGTGGAGATTGCTCATCTCATCCCCCATTTCCTCAAGAAAGCATACAAGAACCAAATTACCTGGAAGTGGCATGTACAGATACCGTATTCTTATTGGGAGAAGAAATACCCTTCCAAGGACTATTCCGCTGATGAACGCAAGGCGGCTATCCAGAAGGATATGGACTCCCTGGAGCAGAACTTATGCGGGCCGGACAATGCGGAGAAACCGATCTTCTCACATTATGCCGTCAACGAGATGAACGGTAGGATTGAAGAGGAATGGAAGATCAAGCCGCTGGAGAATAAATACCAGGGCAGCGACAACCTTCCGGTATCGGCAGCCGCCAACTCGGAGATATTGTTCGCCCTCATGGTCAATCCCAATGTGCTCGGTGCCGGTATGCCGGGCGGTACCTATGCGGGTAATCAAGGCGGCTCTAACATTCGTGAGGCCTTCCTGGTCAACATCGCTAATGCGTGGATTGACCGGCAGAATATTCTGGATCCGATCGAACTCTACATAAAAATGAACGGTATGCCGGAATGTGAACTGCGTTTCCGCAATACCATTTTAGTAACCCTCGATACCGGTAGCGGTACCAAAAAAACGTTGAGCTAATGATATTCAGTGCAGAGAAATGGAACAAGGGTGCCGAACTCAAGGCACTGATGAAGGTGAATACCGCGATTTCGTTTGATATGATGGAGGCGCCGCTTCGGGGTGCCTTCCGACAATACCTTGTACCGTTATTAGGCGATGCGATGGCGGGCGAAGTGGTTGAGATTTATAATTTCGGTCCGGATCCGGATGTGTTGGAACCGAATACTGAAGGGGCAACCGAACGGGAAAAACTGGATGTCCGGCTACTTGAGATCTGCCAGCGCGCGAATGCGAACCTGGCGTTCTGGAATGATTTCGATGAAATCAGTGTCCGGATTACGGATGCGGGATTTCAACGGCAGAAATCCGACAATGAATCCTTTCAAGGGGTCTATAAGTACCAGGAAGACAATCTTCGCATGTCTTTCCGCAACAAGGGGTTCAATGCGCTGGATGAGTTGCTTGAGTTCCTGTATGCCCATATAGCGGAATATCCGGAATTTGCCGCCTCGAAAGCCTACCAAGACCGGAAATCCGCCATTGTCCGCAGTACCGCGGATGTGAATGATGTCTGTTTCATTGGCGGCAGCCGGATCATCTTCCTGCGTTTGCAGCCGCATCTGAAATTTGTAGAGGAAATGCTGCTTCAGCCGGCTATCGGTGACAGGCTTTATGAGCATCTGATTGACGGGCTGGTCAATCCCCCTGAAGATGAAGAACAACAGAAGAATGTGGAACGTTTGCGCCTGGCTTGTTCCCGCTACATCGGGACAATGGCGGTCAGACGGCTGCTGATGGAGACGGGCAGCATTACGGACCGCGGGCTGTACTTTACTACAATCCGGTCAGGTGAAAAGGGTAATGAACAGAAAGAGCCGGTCGATACGAAACGGATAGCCGTACAGATACAAAACCTGAAGGTGGATGCCGACATGTATATGACTGCATTGCTGCGGATTGCCCGCAGTTATTTTGCTGACTACTATGCCGGTGATCCCCGAAGGATATTCGACCGGGACAATGACCGTAAACGTACATTCTGGGTATGAGAGAGCTTCGTATTGCATATCGCAGTTTCGGTGTCCGGCGTGAGGTTATACGCCGGGTGCCTCAGAAATGGGAAGAGCTGACACCGTCGCAGTTCCTGCTTGTGTCACGGTTTTACCTTCAGGAGATGGATGAATCATCCTTCCTGAAGGAGTTCTATCCCCTGCCTTCCGGTGTCATTGCGGACAGCTATTACAGGTATAAGCTGAGTGAGCTGATAGAGTTCATCAGCGACTGTCGTGTCCGGATGGACTGCTTTATTCTTTCCGGTGTGTCCGGATTGAAAGCACCGGGTGAACGCCTGAAGGGGATGTGTTTCGAGCACTTCATGCATGTGGACACCGCCTTCAACCGCTATGCGCGTGACGGCAAGGATGCCTCACTGGATGCTTTCATATCAATGCTGTACCTGAAGGATAACGAATATATTGTCCTACCGGCAGGTGGAAAAAACGGCTTATTTAGCAGGCAGAAACCGCTGATACTGCAAAAACGGCTGTCGGAAGTGGCGAAGATAGACAGGCATGTCAAGTATGCTATATTTCTGAACTATGTTTTTGTCAAAAGGTGGCTTTCCAAGGCGTTCCCTTTCCTGCTTCCGTTGAACGAAGATCCGGAACCGGAGAAGAACAACAAGAAACCGACCGCGCCATCGGTCAACTGGCTTGATATCTTTGATGCTTTTGTCGGTGATGATGTGGCGGTGATGGAGAAATACCAGGCGATGCCAGTGGCAACGGCGTTCCGCCTGCTTAATAAAAGAATACGTGACGCTCAAAAACAGAAGAAATGACATTTTCAGAGTACATAGAGAATTTGGCCGAACGCCATGTCGATATCCGGCACAAGGAGAATGACGAGGTACATTTCCTTTCATCCGAACGGGAGAAGCACACGGCACTGGACAGCGTGCTCCACTATCCGGCGGTGATTCTGGACCGTGGCTCAGGGTTCGGATATGGCGGTGCTACGGGGGCATACCTGAAGGATCGTGATTATCTGCTCTTTGTATTGGAACATGTGTCCGATACTTCAGACTACGAACAGATAGAGGCCGCACTTGATAAGTGCGAGCGCATTCTTGATGAGATGCTGAACCAGGTACTTGAAGACAAAAGGAAGAACCGCCAATGGATTGCCTTTTCACTTGAAGAGGTAGAAGCGGATTATGTGGTGAATATTGATAGCCAGCTTTATGGGGTGGTCGCGGCAATACACTTATCGCAACCCTATAAGGCTGTTAACTGTAGGAAGGCATTCAACTGATATGGCAGATACGATTGAAACACTTAAAGAATTAGCCCGGCAGGTACGGTATGCTACCCGGGAGGGAGAAAATACAGGAGAACGTGTTGGACGTACCTTGGTGGGTATCTTGAACCTGTTATCACAGTGTTCTTTGGAGGAACTGAATAAAATCTTCCTTCATAAATCCAAGCCTGATGAAACCCCTTTTTTACTGAAGTTATTTGGAGGTACTGTAATAGGTGAAGCTATAGATTCTCTTACAGCAGGAAAAGGGATAATTGCCGATATTTTTGGGCGTATGCAGTTGTCACGTCTGGAAGTCCGTGACGCGCTTGTCGTGCTGCGCTTAATTATCAATGAAATTCAGGCGATGTCCGGAGACTTCTCATTCTCTGACTGCGGTACCATTGAAAAGGTTGAATTGTTGGATGATGGTACCTACCGGCTTACTATGGAGAAGCGAACTGATACTGACTGGACAAGTCTCGATGAGAATGATGTCATGCTGTCTATTGTCAATACGCTGCTGACCGGTGGCAATGATTACTATACTTCCTGGTTTCGTTGTATTACCAAGAACAGGAATGACAATACGTTGACCGTGGTACTTTATCCGGATAGTGAAGTACCGGGTGGCAAAAACTATCCACCGGTTGAAGGGTATAATGTTACTCGCAGAGGTAATGCGAAAGTTCCGGATGCTGGGGAGGCTGCAAACGAACGCGCTCAAAGCTGGCTTCTTTCATCCCGTGAAGGCCGGATCATGTTCTTGCAGAATGTCTTCAAACCCATTCTTGAAGACTACAACTATGCGTTGACTCTCGGCCGCTTTCCTAATGTGAAGATGATAGAGAAGCTTCCTGTCGGGCCCCTGGATGTCGGAGTCATGTCAAAGATTGGTGTCTTTGAAAAGATATATGAAGCTGACTGGAACGGTACCATCATACCCAAGAAGGTAGACCGGGGCGAGTGGTCTCTGGCTACAGCACAAGGAGATGAACCTTACCGATTTGTAGACTATGAAACCCTTTTGGAGAATCAGAAGGTGATAACCACGCTGGAACAGCATACAGTTTATCATTATGGCTGTAAGTGGGGGTGTCTGATTGATAAGACCACCGAAGAACCTCAATGGAACTCTGCCGGATGGGTATTGCTCGAAGGTGACAAGAACTATCATCTTGACTTTACTTCGACTGCCGGTTGGCAGTTCTTTAAGAATGGCGTGAACACCGATATCGCTGCCGTTGTGAGTTATGGCAACCGTGATATTACCAATGTCCTCATGGCTACCACTGGTGTTGAAGTGGAGTGGCTGCGAGATACTGGGAATGTTCCTGCCGATAATAGCTGGTCTCCTACTTATGTGGATGAACAGAAGCATGTTATCCGGTTGACTTCCTCCGATATGGGGAGCGAATGGGGATTTTCGGTCAGGACAGTGAAATTCATCTGCCGGGTATTCATCCCGGTGGGCGAAGATATGGAAACAGTTGAAAATTATGTTGGATTTAGAATATAAAAAAAATGGCTATACAGACCCAACCCAAAGACGTACCGGTACACATTGATCCTTATTCTTTCCTGGCAGAGATACAGGTTCTATCTGGTAATCCTGTACAGAACTATAATAAGGACACGAACGATTACGAGCCTGATCGTTCTCTCGTTCCTTGTGTACTCATGCCTTACATTTCCGTTCAGGACCCGGAAGGTTTAATGAATGGAAGCCAGACTATCACCGGTGCCGAGTGGTACGAAGGCGCACCGAAGTCAGATGGCAGCAACCGCATCGTTGACAATGATGACTATGCCATATCAGCCACGGGTAAACCCACCTATTCTTTGACCGTAAAAAAGAATGTGGATTACAACAGCCCGATAGAGCTGCATTGTATCTTCTCTATTACGGATAAGAGAAAAAACACTCAGGAGAAATTCGAGCGTAGTATTGTGCTTCGCACCAGCATCTTTGACTCAAACAACTACTCCCTGAAGATCAACCGGCCCAAAGGCTGGACTATCAACCCGCTCGAAGTGGTGCCCAATAGTAAAGGAGAATGGCTATACTCAATCACCGCTCAAGTGTACTCAGGTGAAGATACGGTTGCAGATTCCAATGCCGCTTATTGGTGGCAGATGCTTGACGGTACAACATGGCGTGACTTTACGGCTGATGAGCTTGAGGTGTTTGTCTCCGGCAAGAACGCAGATGGTACCTGGGGGAAAACCCTTACACTGGATGCCCGGTTCTTCCGGAATATTTCTGTGCGTGTCCGTGGTGCATATTATACCGGTACCCGTCCGTCTTCGCCGACTTCGGACGAGATGCAGGCAACGACTTCCATCAAGGTAGAGATGCCTGGTACATTACGCGCTGACATCCGGCAGACGAAAGGTATCAAGCTTAATTCCCGTATGAACACTACAGTCGGTTACGAGTGTGTATTGTCGTATAACAAGCAATTGATTGACAGTAGCAAGGATAACCTATTTGTGATTGACTGGTACGCGAAATCCGCCAAAGCCGGAAGCACAGCAAAAAATGTCGGGCGTGGAAGGACCGTTGAGTTTGTTCCCTCTACATATTCATTCGATCCTTTGTACCCTATATCGGTATATGCTTCAGTGAAAATGTATGCAGTAACGGCATTGGTTACTACGAGTGACGATAAAGTCTTAACTACGAGTGACGGTAAATTGATTATAACATCTAAATATGAGTAAGCTTATGAATTATCTGTTAGTAAAACCGGAAGAACTGGACGGTCAGGGTTACGATTACAAGTATGCCGAACGCATACCGGACGGTCGTGTAATCCTGCCGCTCAGTGCTTTGAAGGTGCTTTCTAATTTCAGCCCTGAAGTACTTTCGAAGGATAAGTTGAAAGCTCTGATAAAGGAGCAAAAGGAAAGCGGCCTGTATGATCCTTCAGAAGAAGAGAATGCAGGCAATTGTGAAGAGCCGGAAGACGGTGGGAATGTTAATGGGGGCGAACCTTCAGGAGAAGATACCACCACTGAAGAATCGACTCCGGCCGAAGATCCTGTTGAACAGGAAGGGGGTGACGTATGAGACTTGACGGAGTTTTTACCCTCATTGCTTTAATGGATGGCACGACTGTTAACGGTACTATCCGGGTAGAGGGTACCCCGCTTGTGCAACGCTATAACGAGGGTACAGCCGTGTTTATCCCGAACTTTGAAGCGTTGGCCGAGAATAATCGTCCGACCGTTGTTGTTATCCTGCGTGATATTTCTGATGGCAGCGTTCTTGTACCCAACACGATTGAGTTTCGCTATAATGACTTATTGTTGACCTTTGGCAGCAACGGTTTGTCAACGAATGCCGGCATGGTTGGCTTTTTTAAAAAGATAGACGCTTACAGTACTACCGTTGGCGGAGCTACTTATAAGGTACCGGCCTTGCGTGTGATGAAGAATCTTGTGCCGATATCCAATTATGACAATGACCGGATCACTGTCTCCGGTACCGTTGAAATTGGCGGCTCTTCGATTGCTTTCAATGCGCTGTCAAAGGAAGTCGTAATTCAAGAGTCTACCGGGAATCAGTATGATGTTTTGATAACTAACAACAAGGGTTCACAGCTTCTTGAGGATGGGGAGTCCTTAACTGATACAGCCCGTATTTTCAAAGATGGAGCTGAAATTACCGATTACACCGGATTTACCTTCCAATGGGTAAAAATGCTTGGAGATAGTGAAACAAACTTGGGTACATCTCGCACGCAGGTGATTTCTACCGATGATGTGAATAACGTACTTAAATTGCGTTGTGATGTGAAGAAGGACGGTTCATTGATAGCCTCCGGCTATGATGAGATTACCGACTTTTCCGATCCATACTATATGCTTTTCAAGTTTACCGGCATTAGCGGTAATGCAGTAAAGAAGGGTGAAACAGCAACGGTTACTCCTGTTGCCGCCAAACGTAGTACGGGTGAGGAATTTCCATCGCTCATTAAAACCTGGACATTCTCTCTGAAAGATAACACCGGTGCCGCATTTGTTTTGACGGGAAAGGATTCCGCTACATTTACGGGAGCCAATGCGAAGATTACTTATGAAGATATGGTACGTGCTAAAATGGGCTTATCAGGCACTGTTAGCGGAACTGCATAAATTGTATGATATGATACTGACAGGAACATTCTACTTGGTTGCTGAAGCTGAACGCCTCTGGATTGGCATCAATCCGGAAACGGTATCTTTGGATGCTAATAACGTACAGGCTGCACCGTTACAGGTCCGGTTCTGGGCCGGTGAAGGGAGCAATAAGGTGGCCATGCCTGCCTATCTCACGTTCAGGGTTGAAAGTGTTGTAGGTAGTAGTGTAACGAAGTTATTTGAGGACAAGCCGGAGGCAAAGGTTAGTTCATACGACTACACTATTCCTTCAGATCAGTATGCCACTGCCAACCGTATCAGCATCTATGCTTATGAGGATGCTGGTCGGACGAAAGAGATTGATAGCAAGCAGGTGAACATTGTTGCCGCCAATCCTACGCCATTTCCACGTCCGGAACCTTGGTCTGCTGATCTTGTTTACATGAATGGTGAGTACTTAATGCATGATGATCAGGAGGGTGAAGATGAGGATGTCCTGTACATGTGGACCAGTCGTGTACCTGGTAATACAACGACTGATCCTAAAACATGGATACAGAACAATCCTAATAGTGGATTATGGACGCCATATCCTTACTCTACTTTATTGGCCGGCCGGATAATTCTCGGTAAGTTTGGAATGATTGATTCTGCTGTCTTCCAGAATGGATATATGATATCGCAGCAAGGCGTTGATGCAAATGGAAATACAACGTTTGATTATCGTAAATTTGGAACTGATGCATTTTCTCCCAATTTGATGCTTAATTTCATGAACGGAGATATCGTTGGTGGAAGTTGTGATTTATCTGGTAATATAAGGCGTGGAATAGTAGCTTATGAATCCGGTTCTTTTTTTCAGATTACTGCTAAAAGTAATAACTATGTAATTAAGAATAGTCAGGCGCAGAACAAAGTCTATTTGCTTTTTAGTACAGGAGCTAAATCCCTCGGAACAGAACTCTGTATAATCAATGGAGGAAGTGGAGTTACTACGGTTTCATTTTTCCTGGAAAATCCATTTTTCCTGTTCAAAGGCAAAGTATATACTTATATCAAGCTGAATAAACCAGGTGATAATATAGATCTAATATACTCTCCTGTACTACCCAGCCTGTCTCCAGGTACAGGCGGTGCAGCTTTCATTATCAGAAATAAATCTGATTTCAGAGCTGCTACAGACGGAGTTACATTGGAGAGCATTTAGTTCAAAGTTCACACGGAGAAATCCGTCTTTTATCAGCATCTCCCAATGCTGTAATTTGGGGAAACAAATTAAACAAAAAAGAGATAATTCTAAAATGTTAAATTGGGCTGATTTTCTTGATAGAAAAAAACGCCCCTTAAAAATACAAGGGTATGGAAAAAATGTTAATTAGCGATGCAGAGGTAGTAAACGAATTGATAACCACAATTCCGGTTGCTACCTCTGAAAAAAATGGTCTTAAACCCGCCAGTGATGTAAAAATGGAAAGAAGAATACAAACCACAGTGTCAAGGGTCGTATATGAAATGAACACTAAAACAGCAATATCCACTTCTTTGCTCATTAGTATTGCTGCTTTTGGAGGTGGGCCAATGACTTTATTTTATATGACTATCAATAGATCAACCGATGTTTTGAAGGCACCTACGATAATTTTAAATCGGATAGGCGGAGCAAGTACTCCATCAACTCCACGATTTAAGGTATGGAGTGATGGAAATACTGGTGCATTCAAAATTATTTTTGAACGCACCCAACATACACCAGCTATATATGTGAAGATTATGAATACTGTCCAAACTATAGATAATATCCCTTTGACAGAAGCTAATCAAGATGAAGTTGACGCAGCGACATATATTGATGTGACACAATAATAGTAGGGGCACTATGCCCCTATTATCTAGAGCAATTCCGTTCTATACCATTACAATTCCGTCCAGTCGGTTACATCCTCTTCTATAACGTTACGAAATACACAATCTGAAGTGTAAAAACCTTGAAAACAGGTTGTAATAGAGAACTCTGTATTAAATTTTATTGCAAGATATAGTTCTCCATTATAACGGCAATGTCCTAATTTAAAGTCTACAAGATTATTTCCTCCTCCCCATCCACCTGTCACATTCATGTCTTTTATTAGGTATGAAGCAGAACGAAATAATACGATATCGGCCTTGGCCATCATCGGACTGTAGCCTACACCTGCTCTTAACACATACAAACTTCCCAGGACTCCGGCAGCATCTATTTTATCTGTTAAACCGGAAATAGGAACAAATAGCAGAATCCTACTTCCTGCCCCAGAACTGGTACTGTATCTTAATTGTGTATATCTCATTTTGTCCGTTCCTGAAGCCAAGGAAGTATATTCAACCTTAGACAAGCTATCTACAGTCACCTGCGCCACGTTCTGATCAGCTGATAACCCTATAATTGATGAGGGGGCACTAGTAAATGTAACTTCTGACAATTTTATCTTCTCCATTATACCATTGTATTTTTAAGGGGCAAAAGATATGGTACAAAAATAGGCGACCGTAGTCGCCCTCTTTCAGAATGTAAATTCTTTGACTAAATATCCCGCATCAGGTTCTTCAGGAACTTCAACCGGTGACTGGAAAATAAAATTTATGTTGCACGAATAAGAAAACATCAACTGATTTGAGTTTGTAGTTCGAACAAATATATCAAGCATTGAGCCGTTAGTTGGTGATGCTTTATATAATATTCGAGCTTTACTTATTACTCTGCCAGAATTAGCCAACTGAACCACAGATTGCCTATCACTATATCCATCGGCATGGATATATAGTAACTGAGAATTTGGAGCCTCATTATTATAATAGTTTCCTATTATCAAGAGCACAGCATAGGGGACATTTCCGTAGCGTCCCAAAGCAATTCTGTACCATTTGCCTTGCAATAACCTTTCACTCGGAGCGATACTTCCACATCCTCCAGCTTGCGCAACAACCTTAGAATTAACGAGTATATCATTACCGGAAGCATCAACTGCTTTCACTTTACTTAGACTATCTTTGGTTTCCAAACCATTGTTGTAGTCCTTAATTGTAGTCTTCTCCATACCCTTGTACTTTTAACGGGCGACTAATACGCAATTTGTCCGTGCAGGATTAGTTTACTAACTTCACAGACAAAAATGATTTACGCATACATTAGGGTGAGTACCGATAAGCAAACTGTCGAAAACCAGCGGTTTGAAGTTCAGAATTTTGCCAATGAACGCAAATTAGTGATTGATAAGTGGGTGTCGGAAACGGTGTCAGGCACAAAGGCCGCTAAAGACAGAAAGTTGGGTCCACTTTTAAAGAGAATGAAGAAGGGTGATACGCTCATACTTTCTGAAATTAGCCGGTTAGGTCGTAATCTTATGGGAATTATGAGTATGCTTCATCTTTGTATGACAAAGGAAACCTTTGTGTTGACAGTAAAGGAGAAATACGAGCTTGGCAATAATATTAATAGCCAGGTACTTGCTTTCGCTTTTGGTTTGTCCGCTCAGATCGAGCGTGATTTGATTTCACAACGTACTAAAGAAGGACTGGCACGGCGTAAAGCAAGCGGTCAGCAATTGGGTCGGAAGAAGGGCGATAAGAATACACATTATAAACTCACCGGAAAAGAAAATATAATCCGGACTATGCTTGATTATGGTTACTCAAAGGCTGCTATCTGTAGAAAACTGAAATGTAACTTTAAAACACTTGATGACCATTTATTAAGAATGAATGTCCTATGTACCGGCTAAGCTACATGTTACTTTTGCCTATGTTTCATTCATTTATACATTATGGCAAAAGCAGAAGTTTTATTCAAGATCATCCGCAAATGGGAAGGCGGATGGAGTGATCACAAAAATGACAAAGGTGGTAAAACCAACATGGGTATTACTTTGTCTACATGGAAATCATGCGGTTATGACAAAGACGGCGATGGCGATATTGATGCGGATGATCTACGATTGATTACTCCGGAAGATGCATTCAATATCTTCAAAAAGTATTATTGGGACCGTTATCAGGCTGATTTTATACATAACCAGTCCATTGCCAACATTTGTGTGGACTGGGTATGGGCTTCCGGACGTCCTGGAATCACAAGGGTACAGCAACTCCTGCAAATTAAGGTGGATGGCATTGTAGGACCTCAGACGGTTGCCAGTATTAATCTGGCCAACCAGCGCCAGTTGTTTGAAGCTGTCAAGGCGGACCGGATCCGGTTTGTTGAAGAAATCTGTGAAAAGAATCCGTCGCAGCTTGTCTTCCGGAAAGGATGGTTGAACCGAATCAATGATTTCAAGTTCTCCATTCGCTAAATTCTTGTCCTTTTTCTCACTCTTTTCAGCCTTTAGTTTTGTGCCTGAAACTAAAGGCTTTTTTTATGGCTATCATTGAAGAAAACAGGTTAATGAGTCCCGCTGAATATAATAAGGGGGTGGAAAGTTGGACTCATAAAGTTCGGGGAATATCTATAAATATCCTACAACGTACTCATGCTTCAGGCAAACTTCGTAGTGGGTTACAAGCACGTTTGCTAAATGATCGTGAAGGTGGACCGGCTTATGTAGGGCTTGGCTTTCGCTTTGAACGTTATGGAGCATATCGAGAATACGGTGCCGGACGTGGATACATTGTTAAAGATGGTATCATTATGAAAGGTCATTCGGCATGGAGTGACAAAAAGAAGCGTCAGGAGCTTCGCTCATTGCGTGTTTCGGAATACCGCATTAGGCGCATGCGCACAATTGATGAACACTATGCGGTTATCCGGCGCACTCCATTGGCTTGGCTGGATCCACCCATCGTAGATAATATAGAATCATTGGCCGATCTCTCCGGAGAGTATTACGGAGACCAGGCACTCAAGAGCGTACTCCAGAAATTTGATAGAATAACAATCGAAAAGCGTTATGGCAAAAAATAACAAAACTGTCAAGAGAGGTGTGTATCTCTATATTGACGGAAAAGAGATCAAGAATGACATAAATTCCATTGATTTGGAAATGAAGCGTCTCCAGCGTGACATTAAGGAAATGACACGCGGTTCCGAAGAATACAACCGCACTATGGCGAAGATACAGCACCTTCAGGGCATACTCAAACAACATCGCCAGGAGATCAAAGGTATCACTACCGAGACCAAGAAAGCAACGATCAGTATCGGCAGTATGGTAGATTGGTTTAACCGCTTTGGGGGGGTAATCCTTTCGGTGATCGGTTTTCTGACCGGTTTTACTCTTGCATTACGCGCCATCAGAGATGAGCGCAACAAATTAGAAGAGTCACAAGCCGGGCTGAAAGCTTTGACCGGACTTGATGATGATAACATTGCTTGGCTGACTGAACAGGCAAAGACGCTTTCTACCACCATGACAAAAGAGGGGTTGCGTGTCCGTCAGTCGGCGGCTGAGATCCTTGATGCCTTCATGTTGGTGGGTTCGGCCAAACCGGAACTGCTTGGAGATAAGGAGGCATTGAAACAAGTAACAGAAGAAGCTATGCGGTTACAGGCGGCTGCTAAGGATATCACTCTCAATGAGGCGGTTGATTCGCTTACTTTGTCGCTTAACCAATATGGCGAGGCTGCTGATCAGGCGGGACGCTTTGCCAATGTGTTGGCAGCCGGTTCCCAAGCCGGATCCGCAAATATCGCAAGCCAGGCAAAGGCAATCCGGAATGCGGGTACGGCGGCGGCTTCAGCCAATGTTCCCATTGAACAGACGGTTGCTCTTATTGAAACGCTTGCCTATCGGGGTATAAAAGATGAAGTGGCCGGAACGGGATTGAAAAAGTTTTTCCTGGTACTTCAGACCGGAGTGGATGAAATCAATCCCAAAATTGTAGGGTTGGATAAGGCACTGGAGAACCTGAAGAATAAGGATATGGATGCCGGTGCTATTAAGAAGATGTTCGGTGAAGAAGGCTATAATACTGCATCCGTAATCCTTCAGAACACGGAGATGGTGAAGGACTTCACAGCAGCTGTTACCGGTACGAATGTGGCGTATGAACAGGCAGCTATTAATAGTGATACTGCGCAGGCCAGATTAGAACAGGCGCGTAATAAAATGAAATTGGCGGCTATTGATTTGGGTGAAAAGCTAAATCCGGCTTTGGCGGTCAGCACTAATATGCTGACTTATGTTATTAAAATTTTGCCTGGACTGATTGATTGGTTCCAAAAATGGGGCACAACGATAATAGCCTTCATTATCCCATTGGCAACCTATTATGCCACTCTAAAACTAATCTCTCTTTATCATACCACTTACAATGCGATTCTTCGGGGAGGAATCGCCATACAAGCCGCATACCGGATAGCTACCATTGCCCTGAATGATGCACTGGCAGGAGACTATAAGGCCATAGCCAGGCTGGTACTACAAATGCGTTCTCATAATATCATAACTCGGACAGTGGCAGCAAGCACACTTGTTTTTCGGGCAGCAATGGAGACTTTAACCTTTCGTTTTTCTGCCGCAACTAAAGCAATACGGGCGGCATGGGCAGTATTGGGATTAAATCCTTTTGTAGCCATAGCCACAGTCGTTGCAGCCGCAGCGACCGGACTGTATATTTATGCCCAACGCACTTCTGTAGCTGCACGTAGGCAAAAAGAGTTAGTGGATATGAATAGGGAGGCCGAAAAAAGCATCAGCGAAGAAAAGAATAAACTGGATGCCTTACGGAAGGTGCTTGAGGATTCTAAAGAACCATATGCAAAACGAAAGGCTGCATTAGAAGAAATTCAGTCCATTGTTCCGGAATATCATGCTTCACTGACTAAAGAAGGGACGCTTATCAACAACAACTCTCAGGCTTTGGATGGTTATGTAGAGAAGCTCCTTCTGACAGCTAAACAACAGATGGCAAACTCTAAATTACAGGAAGCGCTGAGCCAACGTAGCGAATGGGTACACGAGAACGGTCCGGATGCCATGAAGTTTAAGAATCTTGAATGGGAGATAAATGATCCTGTTAATATGGGAAAGTCTGTTGAGGAACTGGCTGCATCTAACGGGGTATCACCCACTGCGTATAAAGTATGGGCAACACAGAAAAAACGTCTTGATGCCAATGTGCATTACTACGAGCAGATGATGCAGGACTATACAGCCCAATTACTCGCTATCAACGACAAGTACAAGACTGTTACTCCGGATCCTTTGTCCCCTGTCACTAATGGCGGTAGTGGAGGTACCGAATCAGAAGAAGAACGCAAGAAACGCGTGAGTAAGGAACTGGAGGATCTGGAGACGAAACACATGCAACAGATGACCCATCTGCAAAAACTGTATTTAGAGGGTGAGATTAAAACCAATGAAGAATATACTGCCTTGCAAATAGACCTGGAGAAAAAGACGTTGGATGAAAAACTAAAAATAGTTGGACTGGAACCTCATGAACGAGAAAAGTTACAGGTTAAAATGCTGGAGGCTCAGATTAAATTTAATGAAGAATGTAAAAAACTGGATGAAAAAGCTGAAAAGGAACGGCAAAAAGCAGCAGACAAAACAGCTAAAGAACGTCTTTCCATACGTCAGAAGCAATTACGTATAGAATTGGAGGAAGCTACTGCAAACCATTATAGAAATCTCACTTCAGAAGAAGAATTTGCAAAAGAGGTTAACGGCATCAGACAACGTTACTGGGAGGATTTACTTGATAACTATCAATTGACAGAGGAACAGCGGACAGAAATAGATAAAGAGCAGGCCGAAGCAAAAACAGATGCCGAGAAAGAAAAGTATGAGAAAACGATAGAGATGCACAAACAATATGTATCTATAGTAGAAAGTATTGCTGCTGATTTTGGTGAAACCATCGGTCAGATGATCGCTACCGGTGAGTTGTCATTAAAAGACTTCTTGAAAGAAACAATTCTGATGGCATTGGATGCTCTGGAGCGTGTCATTGAAATTTCCTGTTTGGAAGTAATGGTTAAGAATCTGGCAGCAACAGCCCCTTTATCATTTATTGGTGCAGCAAAAGCGGCCTTGCAAATAGCGGCTATCAAGGCATCCTTTGCAGTGGTTAAAGGCGTGGTTGGCAATTTTTACACCGGAGGTTACACGGGACATGGAGCCTGGGATCAACCGCAGGGTATTGTTCATTCTGATGAATTTGTAGCCAACCGTTTTGCGGTGGCCAATCCGAATTTGCGGCCGATATTCGATGTTATTGATGTGGCACAACGTACCGGAAATGTTGGTAACTTAACAGCTGAAGATATCGCAGCCGTGGCAGGATCCGGAAAGAATACGCATACCGTTCCAGCTAAGGCACCCGGAGCCAGTGCCACAACCACCACCAATGATCCGGCTATGGTGGCGATGCTCGTTGAATGTACCCGTGCGCTACGTAAACTTAAAAATCGTCTGGATGATCCGTTAGTAGCGGAGACTTATGTTACCGGTAAACGGGGTATCAATCAGGCTCAACGAGATTATAAAAAATTAGAGAATAACAAATCACGTAACAAGCAATGACCGAATTATACATTGACGGACAGTTGGCCGCCCTTCCTGAAGGATTCAACTTTACATTCACTTCCGAAAATCCATATTTCACCCGTAGTTCCAATTATTCGTTGGATATAGAACTTCCTATGCCGGCTAATCATGCCATATTCGGACATATTAACCGGATGGATGTAACAAAGAAAAAGACCATACTTCCCGCCATGCTCATTGTGGATGCCAGGTGCCTGCTTTATGGCAGCGCAGTTTTATTGTCGGTAGAGGACACATTGGTTAAAGTGCAGCTGGTATCTGGTAATGCGGAGTTTAATCTTCTTACGAATGATGATATCTATATTGATGAGTTAGAGCTGGGAGGTCCTTATATGCCTCCGCAGCCGGGAATCTTTCAATTCTTCTTACCGGAATCAGAAATGAAGGCAGCCTACGGCTCGGTAGATGAAGTGGATGGGGTTTTTCTCCCGGTATTTTATCAAGAAACAAAAGAGGAGAATTTGGTCAATAGAGTTACATATGAAGAGGGAACAACCAACTTTAATCCCGGCTCTAACATGTTTGTAGGAAGTTTCCAACCCTACCTGCTTACGGTCATCAAAAAACTGGTTGAATATTTCGGATATACCTTTGATACTACTTTCTTTGATAACAGCTTCTTGCGGAATATCTATATATGCAGTGCGGTAAACTCATTCCGCATTGAAACAGCATTGCCACACTGGACAGTTTCCGAGTTCTTTGATGAATTGGAGAAATTCCTGGGTGTCATTACCGTTGTAGACGAACATGCCAAAGTAGTACGCTTTGTTGAACTAAATAATTATTTCTCCAATCCCGATAAAGAGATCATTGATCACGCTGCATTGTTGCGTGAATATGCGGTCGAAGTGGACGAGGAGAAGAACGATAAGGATGTAACCTCTGGCAATGTCGGTTATGATCTTCCCTCCACTTCCGATGACGGCTATTTACGACTGGATCGGTATCTGTTGAAGGCAGCTAAAAAGGCTGAATATGCTAACTATCAGGATATGAAAAACGCCTACGACAGTATGAATAATGAAGAACGGAAGAGAGTGATATTTGTCGTAGGTAAACGTTACTACATCAACTACAATGAGAATGAGACAGACACACTGCGTGAAGTCAATCTCTATGCTGACCTTATCCGTGATCCGGAATCTTATGATACGGATGCCGAGCTGAAGATAGTCCCTGCCAAGATTGTACAATATGATCGTGGTACATGGAAACGGCTGGAACATAATTTCGATGTGGTGAGAACTGACACCAGCTTAGTTTTGAATATTCCTTTAATCGGCTATTACCGCAAAAATTATAATCCGGATTGGATAATCAGTCCTCAGGGAGAAGCTTTCAATATCCAAGAAGCCATCAGCGGTGATGTTGAGTTACCGGAGAAACAGCAAAAGAATGATCGTATGGAGATAGCTTTCAATACCGGAAAGTTCAATCGGCAGAACGTGACCTCTAACGGACAAACCAAACCTTACAGTCATGCTTATCCGTTTACCGACTACCAGCAGAAAACTGCTGCGCAGCTCACAGATTTTCTTCCGTATTCGCTCAGTCTGAATGATGTTTGTCCGGACAGCGTAGGTCATCGGCTTTCTGTTCTGAAGATGTTTCATTCTAATGTTCCCTATACTATCAATTTCCAGGCTAACCGTTTGCCGGATGTAAACAAAGTGTTTCTTATTGGCAATAAACAGTATTTATGCGAGAAGATTGAGGCAGAAATAGATGCGGATGGGTTGAATAGGGTGCTGAAGGGGACTTTTTACATGGTAGAATAAAAATCCCCGTAGCGGTTCATACTACGGGGATAAGTGTCAATAAAACGTCTCTCAAGATATGGAGAGTGAACCTAATTGTTTGCTGATGTCCTGAAGAGCAAAATTAAATGTTTCCAAGTCTTTTTTGCTAAGTGTATAAACTTTGCCTCTTACTTTACTTCCGTTGATACGCTGGCTGAGCCATGCGGTACTTTTACCGAAATATTTTTTAGCAATGTAGCCTAACGGAATAATTTCTGTATAAGGGGCTATTTGCTGTTTTAATGTAACATAGTTGATCTGTTCTTCCGCCTCTGATGCAATTTCCTTGTAGCCATTGATTAAAAAATCGGCTATTGCATCGACATCTTTCTGATCCGTGTACTTGCTGGTTATCTCGTCAGAGAGCGCAACATATTTCTCCATGGCATCCGGTGCACCGGAGTGAGCGATTTCATGCAATTTCTTTAAATCATCTTTAAGTGCCATAATCGTATTGTTTTATGCTCCCCATGCGGGGAGCTTGTTTAACTTCATTTTTCCAATTCATTTAGAACTTTTTCCAAAAGTGCTATCTGTTTGTCTGTTTCAAGTTTGGCATCCAGGAGTTCATTCATTTTCTGTGTACTCATTTGGTTCCCTGCATTCTTGAAAGTGTGTTCATACATTTTAGATAACAATTTTAACTGGGTAAGTTTTGCAACCAGTTGCATTTTGGTTTCTTTTTCCATATCTCTTCGTTTTAATGACAATGCAAATATACATAAAGTTTTATTTATGTGCAAATCCCATAAAGAAAAGTTTATGTATTTCATTTTTTTATGTATTTATCGTGAATTGGGGTGGAGAAAAACAGGCTTTCTTTGGGATATTAATTTCAATTTTATATTTTTGTGGCATCTAATGATGCCAGTTGTTTTACATGACTTACATATAGTGCCTTTAGTATTTTCATCAGTCAAACATCGCGATTTTAAAGGCATGAGTAGCGCATCTTCTTGTAAGGTGTGCTACTCTTTTTATAATAAGAACCCTAACAAAAGACCAACTAATAAAGCTATGGGAATGGCTACGAGCTGTTTTCTAACCCGAGTTATGTCTTTAAGAAAAAGACATAACTTCTTTGATTATAACAGAAATATCATCATCTATAAAATACATAACAGCATTGTTTTTTGCAATAATTGAAGTTGAAGCGGAGAAATAAAAAATCTCCGCTTTTCTTTTGCTATTTCAAAATAAACCTGCATCTTTGCAGTGCTCTTCATTTTGACAAGGCGAGACTGTTCGCCAACTTTTGCCGTTGGCATTTTTTATGTCCAATGGTATCATATAGTTCCGACCCCCGTGTGGAGTGTTAATGCACCCACTGCCTTGTCAAGGTGAAGAGCAACGGGAAAGCGGAACTTTCTTTGTTTATAAGTTTTCCATTTTTGAGAGAAAGTTCCCTTTCCCGTTTTTAATAATATATTGTTTTATTTTAAATGCTCTTCATTATGACAAAAAAAACTCAAAGTGTCCGCGAACGCTATGTATCCGCGGAGAAGCTCCAGCAAGTATTTGCCCAGCTGGGCATTGAATTGTGCGCCGGACGTAAACAAATCCGTGCAACACAAAGTGAGAAATCCATTTCCATCTATGTCAATGGTGGGACAGTCAATATCACCTTTAATGAGAAAGGGGGTGAGGTATGACCAAAGACGAATATATCGCATTCCTGGAACAACAGAATATGCAATATTACAAGGAAATCCAGCAACTCACTTATGAGAAAGGCTACCTGCAAGGAAGACTGTTTGTTTTCATCCAACGCTATCCAAGACTGGGCATGGATATAGAAAAAGGCGGTAAGTATTATGAACTCAAAAGGAAAGGCGGTGAACAATGAGCAAGAAGATAGGATTCCGTTCTTACCAGGACAACGGAGAACCGGACAAACAAGACGAATTGGAGAAGCAACAAGCTGAACGGAAGAAAGCTATAGCCGAATTTATCGGCCATAACTATTCGCCTATTGGTACTACTTCGCAGAAGTGTTACAAGACTTCTGCGGAATTGGTGTACGATATATCCAATATCATTGCTGTCCGTCCGGCGGAGTTGGCCAAACAACTCAATGATGCTGGCTATCGTGTAGAATATTTAGCAGGACAGCCATATTGGGTTCTGTACGAGAAGGCATAA